TACCGCTTTTTATGATTGTAGTTCTTTAACAAGCATAACAGTACTAGCAACTACTCCACCAACTGTGAGTTATATGTTTAATGGCGTACCAATTCGTGTAATTTACGTTCCAGCTGAGTCAGTAGAAACGTACAAAACAGCGAATGGGTGGAAAGGTTATGCAAACAAAATACAAGCTATACCAAGTTAATTGAAAGGGGGTGATCAAAATTGGAAGTCAGGATTAGAAATGATAATGTCGAAATCTCAGGATATGTTAATGCAATCGAAAGAAAGTCTAAACCTTTAATGTCCAGGATAGGACAATTTATAGAACGTATTTGTAAAGGAGCATTCAAAAAAGCAATACAACGAAATGATAATATCCGGCTCCTTTTAAATCATAATTGGGAAAGAGATCTAGGGGGGACAAAAGACGGAAACCTTGTTCTTACTGAAGATAATATAGGGCTCCATGCAAGAGCAACTATTACAGACAAAGACGTTATAGAAAAAGCAAGGAACGGATCATTGGTTGGGTGGAGTTTTGGTTTTAATGACAGAGAAGTAGAAAATAGCGTAGAACATGGGATCCCCACAAGAGATGTGAAGGATCTTGATTTATATGAAGTGTCAATTTTGGACCGAACAAAGACACCGGCTTATGAAGGTACTCTTATTTCAGTACGATCTAATGAAGAATTTCAATATTATAGTGAACCTTTTTTAGACCCAGCGCCCTCGGCGCTGATAGATGAAAGGGACCTTACTGATAATCAGCGCGAACGAGGTGAGCGGGTCGAAAAGAAAGAGGAAAAACCAATAGATTATTCAAAATATGACAATTTATTAAAAGAATTGAAAGGAGAAATCTAATGAAAGAGTTAATTGAAAAGAAAAATGATTTAATCACCAGAGCAGAAAGCGTTATTAATGCAGCAAAAGCAGAAAAAAGAGAGCTAACAGAGGCAGAAGCAGCAGAATTAGCGGAAATTAGAGACAATGTGAGACGAATTGTGCATCATTTAGAGCTAATAGACGATATAGACGAAATGGGCCGTGTCGAAAAAAAAGAAGATGGAGGGACCGTAGTGGAAAAAGAAGTTGAAACAGAAGTTAAAGAGCAAAGAGCAATTGAAATGCAAGAAAGACAAGCATTTGAGAACTTTATAAGAGGATATACGGTACACGAGAGAGCGGGAGAGCTAACACCAGCACCCTATGACTCTTCAACAAACCCAGCGGGAGCAGCAGGAGCGTTAATTCCTACTACTATCGTTAAGTATATTATTAGAAAAGTTTATGATATTTGTCCGATCCTTGAAAGATCACAGAAATTTAACGTAAAAGGAAATTTAGCAGTCCCATATTATCCAGCAGATGCTACCAAGAATATAACCGTTGATTATCAAGAGGAATTTGTACAATTGGCGTCTTCTTCAGGATCTTTTACTACAGTGACTTTAGGTGGATTCTTAGCAGGATGTTTGACCAAAATATCTCGTTCATTAATCAATAATGTCCAGTTTGATATTGTAGGATTTGTAGTAGATGAAATGGCGTATGCAATTAGTAGATGGATTGAGAATCAATTGTTGAATGGTTTTACACCTACAGAGTCCTTGACAGCTGGAGTAACCGGCCTTTCAACTTTGACTAATGGAATTACAGCAGCAAGCCAAAACGCAATAACTGCGGACGAAGTAGTAAAACTCCATGATTCTATTAAAGATCAATTCCAAAGGAACGCTATTTGGATTATGAGCCCGGCAACAAGAACCGCTTTACGCTTGTTAAAATCTTCTACCGGTTATTACTTGTTAAACGATGATATTTCTACACCGTTTGGGACTTCTTTATTAGGAAAACCGGTTTATGTGTCAGACAATATGCCCTCTATGGCAGCAGGAAACACCGCTATTTACTACGGAGATATGCACGGATTAGCAACCAAATTCAGTGAAAACATTAATATCCAAGTATTAAGAGAGCGTTATGCTGATGAACACGCATACGGAGTAATAGGATGGTTAGAATTTGATTCAAAAGTCATTGACGAACAACAAATTGCTAAATTGACAATGGCGAGTGCTTAATATGCAATATAAAGCGCTTATCTCTTTTAGTGGCTTGATTTCAATGGCAGAAGGAGAAGTTCGAGAAATAGAAGATCCAGCAATAGTCAATGATTTATTAAAGGCGGGCTATATCCAACCTAACATTGAATTGCCCGCACAGCGGGTTGACCAAAAACTTGTTGATAACCAGCCGAAGGCGGTCAAAGAGGCGGTCAAAAAAGAAGAAGTTAAGAAAACTAAAAAAGGAGGCAAGAAAAAAAGTGAAAATTAAAGCTTTAAAAGCCTTTACTATTCGTGATAGTGAAACAGGAGAGCTTATTCCAATTGCACATGGTGGAATTGCTGAAGTTTCTGACACTTTAGGCTCATCATTAATTTCAGATGGGCTAGCTGAGGCATATACTCTGATTAGTCCCACTGGATCAGTTAATATTTCAAGTAATGGGACAGTCGATGTTGCAGAATACGCTTCAGCGGTAGTTAATGTTCCTGATTTTAAAAATCTTGTAGATAGAAGTATTACTAGTGTTACAGCTGACATGTTGCAAGATGTTACAAAGATTGGGGATGCCGCATTTGGTGGTTGTAGCTCTTTGGCAAGTGTAGAAATTCCAGCCACCGTCAATCTTATTAGCGGGATGGCATTTTATAGTTGTTCTTCCTTAACAAGCCTGACTGTACTGGCTATCACACCTCCAGCCCTTATCCAGGGGGCACTTGACGGGACTAGCGACGACTTAATTATCTACGTTCCCGCAGAATCAGTAGACACGTACAAAGCAGCCGAAAATTGGTCTAATTATGCTAGCAAAATTCAAGCAATCCCAAGTTAATTAAGAGAACAGCCCCAAAAGGAGGGCAAAATGAATGAAATAATGAAAGTCAGTGATATTTCTTATCAAGATATTGCTGATTATTTGAGACTTTATGAAGTAGATAATAATGATATAAACACTCTCAATACTTTGATTAATGTTGCTAAAGCCTTTATCAGTAACTATACGGGGAGATCCAGTGACGAACTAGACAACTATCAAGATTTTGTGATAGTTGTATTTGTTTTGTGCCAGGATATGTGGGATAACAGGACCTTGTATGTAGATAGTAAAAATCTTAATAATGTGATTGAAACAATTCTTGGTATGCATTCGGTGAATTTGTTATGAAACAAACAATGATAAATGCAGGTAAATATAACAAGAAAATTGAAATTTATGAAACTCAAGTACAAGAGGATTCTCAAGGGTTCCAATCAACAAACGATACGTTGGTTTTAGCTCCATATGCACATGTAAGGACAACAAAAGGGTTCACTCTTATTAAAAATGACACTGATTTTGAAAAAGCTTTGACTAATTTTACGATTAGGTATCCTCGAGATACAGAGCTTAATAGAAATATGATCATTAAATTCAAAGGTAGAACCTATACCATTCAATATCTCAATAATATAAACGAAGCGGATATAGAATTAGAAATTGAAGCAAAACTAGTGGAAAGGTAGCCAGGCACAGCCTGGACTGAACCCCGGCCCTCGGCCGGGATAGGTAAAAACAAGTTTAATAATAACCAGCCGGAGGCGGTCTAAAAATGGCTAAATTTGATGTAGTGATTCCATCCGTACTAATGAAAGAATTTGATCTTCTTTATAACGAATACCCAAAGGTACTTGACGAAGTTTTAGAAGCAGGGGGAAAAGTTGGTTATGAAACCGTCAAAGCAAACGCTCCTTCTTCATTTAGAGGGTCAAATATTATGAACAGATTAAAAATAACCAGGGTTTATAGGACTCTATCAGATGATGCCGTTAATATTAAAGTCGGGTTTTATGGTTATTTTGTGAACCATAATAACGAAAGGGTCCCCGCTCCGTTAGTAGCAAATATTTTCGAATACGGCTCTACTAAGTTTCAAAAACGCCCTTTTTTCCGTAAATCAATGAGAAACCAAGCAATATTGAATGCGATGTTAAGGAAAGAGCAAGAACTACTTTCAAAAATTGCTAAAGAATGATGGGAGAATTTCATGGCAGATATGAGAGAATTAATTAAAACTATATTTACTAATTTTACAGTAGATGGGGTGAAAATTCCCGTCAGGTTCTTATTTTATGCAGGACAAGGACACGGGGAATCATACGTCACTTATCAGCAAGTAGATGCTGATAATTCGTTGAGTGGAGACGATGATTTGATAGGATATGTAGACTATTACGATTTTGATATTTATTCCAAAGGCAATTATTCAAATATTGCTGAGAGTGTAAAAAGCTTATTGAAACAAAACAATTTTATTTGGCAACCTAGCCGGTCGAGTGCTGATTTTTACGAAGCGGACACCGGCTATTATCACAAATCATTAAATTTTGCTTATATGAGGGAGGAACAATAAATGGCAAAAATAGGGCTTAATAATTTTAGATATTCATTATTGACAGAGGCAGCAGATGGCACACCGTCTTACAATGGACCACAAACTCCAGGTAAGGCGGTTTCTTGTAATGTAGAAATATCAAACAACTCCGCCATGTTATATGCTGATGATACTTTGGCAGAAAGTGACACCAGTTTCCAATCAGGTACAGTGACAATGGGGATTGATGAAGATGATCTCGAGAC